CATGTATGGCATCCACATCATTCAAAAGGATGAGATATGAACTGGATGGATGCGTTGATGATCTCGTTGCTCAAGGATTTGCTTTTGAACATCGCGATACTGTAGAGGGATGTGATGATGTATTCTCGATTTGCAAGTATTGTATAAATGCCCATCGGATCAATATTATCCTCAAGAAGAGTAAGCACCACTCGAATGCTCTGTGTGGATTTATTGTGAGCATTTTGAAGGAGGAATCAACGGAGTTTTGCAAGTGCATGTTGGAGGACATATACAGCTGGCCGTTGATCAAGGATTGGTTTTTGAAACAGGTCCGCAGATATCGTGATCAGATACCTTCACAGCTGTATTGTATCATTTGGCCATCCACAGATCTCGTTGCGCAAGGACTTCCCGAAATGTTGGCGCGCACCGTGGAGGGGATGGGACCAATCAAAGTTGATTTCCCTCCCATTCAGATTGAGATGCCAGCCTTGGATCGTATTATCAATGGATTCTCGGCGGCTATGGAGAGAACTGAGGATGCACTCGAAAGACGTATCCTCGGTCTCTCGATGTTGTTTTTGGAATTGTGTTCCGAATCAGCATTGTCATCGAAATTAAGAAGTATCACAATTTTCATGACGAGTTTTGATTGTACTGGACACCTATTATCACTAATAGGAAACCATTTTGCCTCGGCCCTGGTTCAAGTTTTTGAAGGGCTGTGCAATCAAATTCGGAATGCAAAGGAATATATTGCTCAATCGGGTGGCGCGCGTTTTGATGAGAGTTTATTTATTGGAACTATCAAACTCATTGCTGCTATGGTCCCCGGTTTGGGAACTTTTGATGTCGCGGACCAGCAAGAACGTGTGCGTAAGTTGGAAATGATTTCCAAGGCTGTGACATCATGGGACAAATTGTACAAGTTTGTGGAAAAACTTGTCAGATATGCTTACGATGCAGTCTGCGAGCACATGTACGGAACAAAATATGTCGAACGCGAACTCATGGCTTATGAGAAGGATATTCATGAATGGGCAGTTCGTGTCATCGATTTCTATAATGATGGGGGATTAATGAAGGTTACTGAAAATCCCACTGATGCTGAGATGGTGGCTACATGGAAACAGGAAGCAGATATTTATACCGCACGCCTCCTGAAGAGTGGTAAGAATCGAACTGCCACTTTTATGACATCATTCCGGGTCGTGTATACGATGTTGGATAAGATGTTCACAGCCTCCACACATTTCCACAATCCAGATCACTTGCGCATCGTTCCAATGATGGCGTATGTGTTCGGAGAGCCAGGTGTTGGTAAATCACTTGTATTGAACTTGGCACTGACGCAGATGATGAATCGTATTGATACCATGGAGGGCCGTTCGGATCGATTTAGCCTCGAGCGCAATGTCTACACTCGCAATGAGATAGAGAAGTTTTGGTCAGGCTATCGTCCGGGGATCCATCGCGTTGTCATCTATGATGATGGTTTCCAAGTTCGTGATAAGGAGACAATGCAAGAGTTGGCAATGCAGATTGTGCGCTGCGTGAACATCACGAAATACCCATTACCAATGGCTGATGTGGATTCAAAGGGGTGCGTTGACATGCGATCTCGTGTGATCATGCTGACGGCAAACATTCCACCTCCTTTGACCGGATTGACAAAGTTGGTTCATTCACCTGAAGCCATATTGCGTCGTTTCAACATCGTCGTTGAACAAACTGTGAAACCAGCATTCCAGAATGATCGAGGACATATTGATGTTGCAAAATTGCGCGCCAAATTCCCCGCAAAGGAGGCTCTGGTCAATGGGAAAATGGTGAAGGTTTGGGATCATGGATCTTTTAATCAAGTCTATGATTTCCATTTGTGTGACTACATTGGTTCGCGAGTGCGAAAAATGTCGTACGATGAGTATGTCGATTTGCTCGTGAACAAATATTTCGAAGTACGTGATCAAGAACAAATCACGCTCAATACAATCACTCAGGTGGAAGAGTTGGAGGCCACCAGCCAGTATGTCGCAGAAGGCATGAGGCAGAGCGTTATTGCGCAGCTTCCAATTGCTGATCCAACAGATGAGGATGATTTCCATGATCCCGATGGAGTCACGGATGAGATGATCGAGGATGTTCTCGG